TAGCCCTTCAACAGGCGTTTACGGTGGTATTAATCGTGCTACTTGGGACTTCTGGCGTAACCAAGCTTTCTCTGGCGTTACTGATGGTGGTGCTGCTGTTTCTGCTGCTAACATTCAATCTTACATGACACAATTGGCTATCAAGCTAGTTCGTGGTAATGACAAGGCTGACATGATTGTTGCTGATAACAACTACTACTCACTATATGTAAACTCATTGCAAGCTATCCAACGTGTAACTTCTGCTGAAGAAGGCGCTGCTGGTTTCGCTTCATTGAAATTCTACGGTGGCGGTACATCTGCTGATGTAGTACTTGGTGGTGGTATTGGTAACCAAGCAACTGCAAATCACATGTGGTTCTTGAACACTAACTATCTATACTTCCGTCCTCACACAGATCGTAACTTCGCTCCTATCGGTGGCGAACGTCAATCTGTAAACCAAGACGCTGTAGTGAAATTAATCGGTTGGGCTGGTAACTTAACTAGCTCTGGTCCACAATTCTGTGGCGTTCTTAAGGCTTAAGGAGATATAACATGGCATATTCAGTAACCCCTATCTCTGGCGTAGACCTTACTTCTGCTGCACAAACACAAGTAGCTTCTGATGGCACTACTTTAATTCCTAACATGGGTCCGTTAGGTAACGAAGTATTCGGTTCAGACGGCCTACGTTATGTGTTTGCAAAAGCTGGTAATGCTTTCACTGCTGGTGAAACATCTTGCTCTATCAACACTACTACATTTGTAGCAACTTCAACAGGTGGCGCTTATATCGCTCCTGCTGTAGCTTTGGCTTCAGGTGAGTACGGTTGGTTCGGTAAAGCTTCAGTTTAATCTGAATAATCTCTCCCCTTCGGGGGAGGGTTTATAGTTAGTTTTCATTCCGAGAATTAACTACAAACCCCAAACCACTTTGGAGATTTAAATGCAACAAAATATTGATATGAACAACCCAGACTCACGTTTGAGTGTCAAGTTTTACCAAAAAGCAGTTCAAAACAATTTCAAAACAGCTTTAGAAGGCCGTCCTATTATGGAAATGGCAGACTTTATTCTTATTGAAATTCCTGGTAACAGTAACTTAACGATTGACACGTTTGTGTCTGAAACTGATAAGTCACGCTTCCCTATTCAATGGGCAAGATACCAAAACGAAAAAACAGATGGCGATATTGAAGGCACATTACTTCACGATTGGCCAGTTTTAAATTCAGCTGTTGCAGCAGAATTAAAACACTTTAAATTCTATACCGTAGAGCAAATTGCAGGCGCTTCTGACGCTCAATTAAATACATTGGGTATGGCAGCAGGTATGTCACCACTTTCTCTACGTGATAAAGCAAAAGCTTTCTTGGCTAGTGCAAAAGACACAGCTTTAGTACAACAACAAGCAGACGAACTTCGTAAGCGTGATGATGAACTATCAGCAGTTAAAGCACAGTTAGCAGAGTTAGCGTATAAAATGAATCAACCAAAGGCAGAGCCAAAGGCAAAGCCTAAAGCGAAAGCTATGGAAACTGTAGAGGAATAATATGGCATCAACTCTCTTGCAATTAGTGCAACAAGCATCAGCTGAAATGGGCTTGGCTATCCCTAATTCGGTAGCTGGCAATCAATCTGCTGATGTAGTACAAATGTATTATTTAATTAATGCAGCAGGTAACGAACTTGCGAGAGAGTATCCATGGGAAGCTCTTAACGTAGAATACGATTGGTACTCACAATACTCACAATCTGACGGTGCGATTGTTGAAGGCTCTTATGTTATCAATGGCGTAAATCCTGCAACTGTAAACTTTATTAATTCAAAAGGCGCTACTAACTTTCAAGTGCAAGGTGAAGGCGTTATTCAAAGCACACAAGTTGTATCTGCATTAGGTACAACAGTAACAATTAACAGCGCTGCTACAGGTGACGGTTCAGGTCAATATACTTTTGGTCAAGTCATGTATGATTTGCCAGCAGGCTTTGATCGTATTACAGATCGCACACAATACGATAAATCTAAACGCTGGGAAATGTTGGGACCTGAAACACCTCAACAATGGCAATGGCTCAAGTCTAGCTATATTTCAACTGGTCCACGTATTCGTTGGCGCATTATGGGTCAATTATTTCAAATTTGGCCATTAACATCTACAAATGAATATTTAAGTTTTGAATATATATCAGCAAACTGGGTGCAATCTGCATCAGGTGCTGGTCAAACTCAATTCTTACAAGATACTGACACATGTATTTTTCCTGACCGTTTAATGGTTCTAGGATTGAAAAAGAAATACTTTGAAGTAAAAGGTTTTGACACTTTAGCCTTCCAACGTGACTTTGATATGCAACTTAACATTGCTAAAGCTAACGATGCAGGCTCACCAACGCTATCACTAGCACCAAGAACAGCCAATGTGTTAATTGGTTGGGAGAACATTCCAGACGCTAACTACGGAGCTTAATAATGGCACAAGCTAAAAGAAATGTAGCACAGCCAATATCAGTGCCGTGTCCTACAGGTGGTTGGAACGCTAGAGATTCACTATCTGCAATGTCACCTTTAGATGCAGTAGTTTTGACCAATTGGTTCCCTGCTACAACAGAGTGCGTTTTAAGAAGTGGCTATACAAATCAATCTACAGGCATAGATGGTCAAGTAGAAACATTAATGGCTTATTCAGGCGCTAATGTTAGTAAATTATTCGCTATCGCTAAAGGAAAAGTTTACGATGTATCAGCAACTGGTCCTGTAGGTGCAGCAGTTAAAACAGGATTAACTAATTCACGTTGGCAATATGCTAACATTGCTACTGCTGGTGGCAATTATTTAGTCATGGCTAATGCTGTTGACACACCTCAAGTTTACAATGGCTCTACATGGGCTAACATATCTGTAACAGGCGTGACTGCAACAACGCTTAATAGCCCTGTACTTTACATGAATCGCTTGTTTTTTATTCAAGATAATTCATTAAAAACTTGGTACTTGCCAACACAATCTATTGGTGGTGCTGCTAACGCAATTGACATATCTGCTTACATGACCAAAGGCGGTGAAATTGTTGCTCACGGCACATGGACGATTGATGCTGGTAACGGTGTTAATGACCATTATGTCATTATTACAAATCGTGGTCAGGTTATTGTATTTCAAGGTACTGATCCTGCTACTACTGCCACATGGGCTATGGTAGGTGTATGGGACATTGGTGCGCCAGTTGGCCCTAGAAGCATGTACAAATATGCTGGTGACATTTTACTTATTACACAAGACGGTGTTGTGCCATTATCAGGCGCTTTGCAATCATCACGCGTACAGCCTCGCGTAGCACTAACTGACAAAATTCAATATGCAATTAGTCAAGCTGTAACTAATTATGCAGGCAATTTTGGTTGGCAGTTAATGTATGTACCTACAATCAATCAACTATGGTTAAATGTACCTACAAAAGAAGGTTCAGAGCAAAATCAATATGCAATGAACACAATTACAGGTTCATGGTGTAATTACACAGGTTGGAACGCTAACTGCTTTGAGATGTTTAATGACGAACCTTATTTTGGTGGCGATGGTTATGTTGCTCACGCATGGAATAGTCAAGCTGATAACGGTTTAAACATTACAGCTTTTGCAATTCAGGCATTTAATAACTTCCAACGTGGTGGTCAATTAAAACGCTTTACTATGTCACGTCCTATTTTTAGAGCTGACGGTGCGCCTGCTGTGTATGCTGGCATTAATATTGACTTTACATTAACTGATACTACAACACCTTTAACATACACGCCTATTCAATATTCTAAATGGGACACTGGTGTATGGGATAATGCTTTATGGGGTGGTGGTGTTAATACTTTCCAATACTGGCAAGGTTTAAATGGCGTTGGTTATTATGGCGCTCCTGTAGTTAAAGCGGTAAGTAACTTACTAGATGTACGTTGGGTTTCAACTGATATTGTTATTGAATCAGGCGGTATCTTGTAATGCGACAGATTATTCTAAATCAAAAAGAGCGAGTAGCTCAATTTCTTATAGAGCAAAATGCTTATAAAGGGCAAGCTGTTCAATACGAAGCTATTGGTGTAGAAGAAAATGGAAACCTAATTGCTGGTGTGGTGTATGAGAACTATGAGAAAAATGCTCGTATTTCTCTGCATTGCGCTGGCATAGGTAAACGATGGTTAAGTAGGCAATTTTTATGGATGGTGTTTGATTATCCATTTAATCAATTAAATGTCAATGTCATTGTCAACACAGTGTCATCTGATAATAAGGATTCAATAAAGTTTACAGAGCATTGTGGCTTTAAAGAACAAACAAGGATTATCGGTGGCGCATCCGATGGTGATTTAATTATTTACACACTTTATAAAAAAGATTGTAAGTGGATAGGACTA